AAAATCAATAGTGTTAATTTCATTAATCATATTTTCTATTCTTTTAAGAATTTGTTTTTTGTTATACATTACTTCCCCCATTTAATATCTTGATTAGTTTTTGCTTTTGCTCTTTTAAGTTGTGTTATATAACTGTATCCTGTGTGCATTACTTCCCCCTGTATAGTTCTGATATTAAAGTAGATTCAAAGTACAAGTCCCTCTCGATCTTTAAACCCATTGGTAGTCTTAATTGTAACAATTCATCAAAGCTAAAGTATCCAAATTCTTTTTCATGACCATCTACTAATCCATAAAAAATTCTAGTCTTTGGATCATATTCGCTCGCATACCAAGTAAATGAACCTGTAGGGTCAAAAAACTTAACGTGTGCAAAATCTTCTGATGGATCACTTATAAATTCATTTTTCTCTGCTTGTCTAATTAACTTTTTCTCTAGTTCTTTAGTTAATAATTTCATTTAACTAACCTTTCTCAATTCGTCACATTTATTACACATTCCACTATAAAATCTTTTAGGGTCTAGAAGTCTTTCATAAGGATCAAGCATAATTAATTTCTTACAACTTTTACAATTTATTTCTAAATTCATTATTTTCCTCCTAATCTTTTTTTAGATACATAAGTTAAAGAGCCTGAAAAATAATTCTTACAATCTAATGCGTATTGAGCTGCATAAATATCAGCCATTTTTTTACCATTAACCGTTACAATATCAAAATAAAAAGAATTGCCTTTCTTAATGTTATAAAAACCTTTCACATCTTCATATGAATAAGTATATTTCCATTTATATTTACCTGCCATTAGACAATCTCTCTTATTTGCATTTTTAGTTCATCATCACAAATTAAAATAATATAATCACAATCTGAACATTCGATAATATCTTCTGAATCAATAAGCTCAATGGTTACTGTATTCTGTTTTTCGCATTTGTTACATTTTATTTCTACAAACATCTTAGTTTTCTCCGTTCTCTGTCATGAACCAAAAAGATCCATTATCGATAGCTTCTACAAATTCTTCTGCGTTTAGTTTGGTAGTCTTGGTTTGTTCTGTTTTTAATATCATAATATTATATTAATCTAAGATTTAACCTAATGTAACGGTTTTTTAATATTTTTCCTAGCAGACGTGGTTTTAAGCGTACGCTTATTTCTGTTTATAACCATGAACCTTGCTGATTTACAACGCTACTACACGATTTAAATGCGTGCTTAAGCAGAAGAACTCCGTTGCTATTGCTAGTTCCGGAGTCCAACTGCGAGTACATACAAAAAGGGGAATTAATTGTATGAGCTAATTATAGTATTTAAAAGAACTGATACTCTTGATTTCCATAGATTTATACTCTAAGTCCTTTGGGTCTTTATAGGTTTCCCGATCTTCATTAGATACACCTATTAAAAAAGAACTAACTTTTGCTATTTGTTCTTTTGTTAAACTATTCTTTGCTACAAACTTTAATGAAAAAGTAACTTCGTAAAGTTTTTCCTGTGGATCAATGCGTTCTTGTCTTCTTTTTTCTAGTTCGTCATATAAATGTTTATGTGTCATATCACTCATCTAATACCTGCCTTTTTTAACATATCATCAATTTGCTTTTTACGATCTTCTGCGTTTAAGTTATTCCAATCATCTAAATTATTTTCATGTAAATTTCTAGAAATAATTTGTTTTGATTTATCTGCAACTGTCCCTGCATATTCTTCACTTAATTTATACATAAATAAGTTCGCATTATGTGTACATTTTTCTAGTTGACATTTTTTGCCTTCATACTTTTCATAGCCTTTTTCTTCTAAGTGTTTTAAATTCATTTCACTTATTCTATTTCTTGCCGATAATCCGGTTTCGCTAATCATATCTAGAACACAATGCCACCTGCCGTCTGATAAGATTTCTTGTAATTTTTTAGCGTACGTCATCTAATTTAACCCTTTCAACAATTTTTTAAAAGCGTTTAATTCTTTTATTTGTCTAGCGTGTAAATCTCCTAACCATTGTGTATATAAACACGCAGTAAACATCTTGCCACTTACACCCTTGATTCTTCTTTCTCTACAACATTTTAAAGGCTTATTATTTTCATCTCTATGTCTAACAAAACCTCCACCCATATAAAAAAGATGTTTGTGTTCTTTCCCTTTTTTATCTATGTAACTTCTCATTTGCTTATGTCATCAATTAAAAGCTCTAGGTCTTTCATTAAAGATTTAACTTCTTGATCTAAAATTACTATCCTTGTCTTTAATCTATTTTGTTTAGCAATATTGTTAAGAATATTTTTAGGTAACTTTTTTGATTTATCATTGTAAAAAACCATTAGCTTAATTCTTTAATCATTTCATCTAGTTCACTTACATTAATATCTTTATGTGTCAATATTTTTACTAATTCCATATCTGTGACTTTTAAACTAACTAATCCTAAATTTATAAAATCTGTGTAGTTATTAAACTGTTTAGCAATATTATAAATTTCTTCTGTGTTAGTAACATGCACATTAGCGTCCCAAGTAGCCTTATTTGACCAACCATTGTACATTGATTTTTCTACTTCTTTTTTAACATCTTCAATAGAGTTAATTTCACTTAAGTCCATTTCTTTTTCATAGTCATCTCCAACACTTGTAAATATAATTTTAGTCATTTTCTCCTCTTTCTACTTTTTCAAAGCCACTTTCGATCATTCTAAGCAACACACCTTGTGGAATAACCATTTCTAATCTTGGATAAGTATCAGTATCCGGATTAACTGTGCATTTTGCTATTGGTATTCCTTCCATAAAACCAAAAGTAACTTCAACATGTTCTGTGCCTTTTATAGTTTTAACTTCATAGTTAAGTGAACAGTTTTGTGCAACATATTTATTATTGCTTTCTGTATTAACAATATTATTTTCAAATACTTTTTTGCTTACAATTTCTTTTGCCCAGTCCATTAAAATAAATCCTCACGATCCATCATGCCCGACATTTCTCTACCAACATCATCAAGTATTATGTGATTTTGTATTTCTTTTTGAATTTCTTTTAAATGGTTTATAAATTCTTTTTGATTGTATCTGTCTCGGTCATATTGTGCAAACCTTACATCATTCCAAAACTGTAAACCAATATTTTTGCTTTCTTCTAGTTTTTTTAGTTTGTTTTCTGTTTTAGCAATTAAATGTTCAACGACATCTTCTGCTTCCGGATAATATTTAAATGTTTTTTCTTTAATAGTCATTAGTCCCCTTTTTCTTTTTTAATTTATGATTAAATTATAACAAAGATATAGGACATTTTTTATTTATTTATAATATTTACTATCTACTAATTCTCGCCTAAGACTTAGTAAAAACATTAATAAATCTTCTCCAGTTGGTAAAAATATTAAACTTAACTGTTCGTCATTATCATAAACTTGAATAGCAAAATCATCTCTTTCTACTGTGACATTGATAGCAATTGTGCAACCAATAGCACTCATGACTAAGCCACCATCATAAACACCATTCGACTCTAAAGCCTCAAAACTATCGACTAAATATAAAAGATCATCAGCTTGCTCAAGGTAATGCAATACACTTTGAAAGCCAAAATTAAATTCTTCAAATCCTGTTTTTGCCATGCTTATAGTTTAGTCTTTTGATTTTTCTTTTTTACACATTCTGCAATGAAAAATAACATCTAGATCAATCCACTTATGGCCTTTATCTTCACAGTTATAAACTTCCGGTGGTTTATTATCTTCGACCATTTGACCTAATAAAGTCCAATTCTTAGCGATTGCAAAAGGTGTGATAGTTATATCTTTCCATTTCGTTTTATAAACATGAACTCTTTGCTCTATTTGTTCTGAAGTTCCACCGATCTCTGCAATGTCTTTTATGACTTTATTGAATCCGGATATTTCTTGTTTTGTCTTTGGTGTGTAATCTAAAGAATTACTTAAAGCATTAAATAGATACTTTCTTCCCGATTTATCTTCTTGTATAATATGACTTTGGTTAGATGACTTTAGTTTGTGGGCCATATTAGGACTTACCCCCTGTTCATTTATGACCTTAGCCCCCATACCATATATGGTAGGATTAAAAATTACTGTGTATAAATTACTTGTTTGACCATCATCAATATATCTTGCTTCTACTTTGATCGCACCTATTTCTTTTAATTCTTTTAAGGCTCTCTTTACAGAACTTGGACTTTTACCACATCTGTTGCCAATTGATTTAATACTTGGATAGCAACTGCCATCTTCTTTATCTGCATATCTGCATAATGTAGCGTAGACTCTGAAAGCGTTGTCTGTTACTTTACTTTCTGTAAGCCATTCCGGAACAATTGAGAAATATACTTGTTGATTAATTTGCATAATTAACTTTCTGTCCTGTATGTGCCTAGACAGAACACAACTAGGCACATAGGACTATTTTATGAATAAATGTATTCTAACTATTACTTGTGACTTCGCTTATAAGATCGTCTAGCTTTTCTTTTTGATCTTTTAAGTCGTCTTTTGCAATTGGTTTTTCTTTCTTAGTATCGATACCATTTAAATAAGAATTTAACCAAGCAGATGTATCGTATAATTCAATGCCAACACCAAGTCTCATGGCACATCTTTTTACTGCGTCTGATATACACTCTTTAGCTCGTTCTCCATTATTAGCTACTTTTTTATTTCCCTCATTAAAAAATGGTTTATCACACATTCCTATTTCAGTTACAGATCTTTCATGATCATCGATAGTTCCTTTTATAGTATATTCAACACCGGTCAAAAATTTTCTTTGAACGCCGTTATCATCTTCAACTGTATCATAAATATGATGTCCTAGAATCATTTGTATGTTTGGAATTAAGGCAATAAGTCTTTGTGTAACCTGTGTATGTTCTACATAATCTATTGAGCCGTAAGACATTTTAAGTTGCTTAATGACTGATTTATTCCAGTCTTTACTTAATGCTATTTGTTGTTCTCTTTTTTTCATAATCTCCTTTTTGTACTAAGAAAATTATAACTAGAAGTGAGACAGATTATTTTTTTCTATTGTCTTTAAATCCTACAGTTTCAACAAAATCTAATATTTCGTTTTGATCCCACAATGGACCACACTTTAAAGTTTTAACCGGATCGGGTAGTTTTCCATGAAATTTTAATGACGCTACTTTTTGTCTAGTCGTTCCTATTAAATCAGCTATTTCAGCTAAGCTAACCGGATCAAATTTTATTGGATTTTCTGCATTAAACATTTTAACTCCTTTGTATTTACTATTTTAATATAAGATTTATTTTAGTTTAAAGAAAAGGAGAGTTTTTACACTCCCCTTTTTCTTCAAGCCTAGTTCCATTTACTTAGATACAAGCTTGTCTAGTTTAGTTATTACTTCGTCTTCAGTAAGATCAATGGTTGTACATGATCCGGACATGAAGTCTGCATACCTTTTAATATTAATAAGTTCCGGATAGTAAGGTCGGGCTATCTTGAATAGTGGAACTATTTGCTTATATTTTTGATTAGCTAATCTTGTAAAAGTTTCGTTACAAGAATATAAAAACCATTCTTGCAATAACTTTTCTAACTTAACTTCAATTTCTTTGAAGATAGTTATTTCTGTTCCGTCATTTTCTGTATCGATTATTTTATGCATTCTGTTTTCCTTAATTAAACAAATTCCATTTAGGAATTTTTCTCTATTTATCTACCTAGTCTTGGATCATCGATTAAGCAATATTTACAAACATCTGCAAAGTCATTTAATGTTTTAAAGAAAATAACATTTGCAGTTTGTCTCATAAGCTGACGATTACAGTTGTAACAGTAGTTTTCTTTATATCTTTTTATGTTTGCCATATAATTATATTAATCTAAGATTCATATATGTAAACTTACATGTAAGAAAGTTTTTAAAAAGGTCGACATAGAACTAGAGTGTTGTTATATCTGCTCTTGTTTATTCCAAGTGTCTAAAAATCCAATAATAACTTCTTCGATCTTATCAATTTCAAAAACTACTAAGCCGTTAGTAGTCCCGTCCGGCATTGCAACATATACAAATGGTCGTGTATCTCCTATGATATTATTTTTATTTGCTTGTTCTTTTGCTTCTAAATATTTTTTCCATAGGGTTTGTACTTGTTTTCCTGCTTTAACTTCTACTTTAACTTCTCCACGCCAATTCTCTTCGTGTCCCATTTGTGCTCTAAACTTAGTATCTGGAATCTTTAATTTCTTTCTAGCTATATTTTGTTTTCTACGACCTTTGTTTTTATTATTTAAACCACGCTTTTGTTGTTCAGTCCAACCCTCTCTATTCTTCACAGTCTTTTGGCCCATGCCTTGCATACCTGAATGCTTTCTTCTTTTATAATCACTATATGTTTCATCTTCTTGCCATTCAATTTCACTCATTGTAGTCCTGTACTGCTAATTCTAGCCTTTCACTTTCGATCTCATCTACTTTTATAATTTTCATTTTTAATTTTT